CTGGTGCTGTGCGATCCGCCACTGAGGTTGCCATCGAGTCGCGTGAATTGGCAAAACGCATCGGCTCTGCCTTCGGCAGATTACAGACCGAAGTATTGATTCCCATTATTAAACGAGTTGCATCTATACTTACTCGCCGTGGTATTATTACTCCTATTGAGCTAGATGGTCGTCAGGTCGCTATTAAGTTTATGTCACCATTGGCAAGAGCGCAGGACGGTGAAGACATTCTTAACGTACAACAAGCTGTACAGTTCGTGCTTCAGACTGCCGGCCCAGATCAAGCCAAGATTGGATTTAAGCTAGAAGACTTTGGAACGTGGGTTGCCGATAAGACTGGTATGCCTGCCGAGCTAGTTAGAAGTGCTAGTGAGAAGCAGATAGTAATTCAGGCTGGCGCAGAGGCTGCTATGCAAGGCATGGACACTAGCGGTAATCCTCCTGTTGAACAAGGACAAACTGCTATATGAGTTGGGATACAATTAATCAAGCGACCACTAATGCAGAAGATGCAAAGGTGGTCAATGCAGAGAAAAGACAGGCCGCTGCTGAATTGGCTCAAGCGTACAATAAGTGCTTCTCAGGTGACATCGGGAAGCGCGTACTTGAGGACATGACGCGGAGGTTTATCTTCAATAACGACACCCCCTTTGGTGCTTCCAATGTTGATTACGAGGCTGCTTACCATAACGGTGAGTCGGGAGTTGTTAAATTTATTATCAACCAAATGCAACAAGCTGAAATATTGTAAGGAATATTTATGATTGAAGAACAGGCCGCAATAGAAGAAACAACAAGCGAAACCCTGTTGGATGCAAGTACGCCCGAACTAGGTGAAGGTGAGTATTTTTTATCCGATGGTATCAAGGGTACAGGTGATAGTCCCGAATGGTACAAAGGCGACAAGTATAAGTCTGTTGCTGAACAAGCCAAAGCCTATACTGAACTAGAGAAGAAGTTCGGTGGTTTTACTGGCGCACCAAAAGATGGCTATGCTGGCCCAGAAGGAATTGAGCCTGACGATGCCCTGCTGCAAGAGCTAACTGAGTTTGCTGATAAGACAGGTATGAGCCAAGAAGCCTTTGGTGATGCCTGGGAATTGTTAACAGCACAGAGTGAAGCGGTAGAACAAGTTACCCAAGAGCAAGAGATTGCACGACTGGGTGACAATGCCGGAGAGCGTATCAAGAATGTTGAGGGCTATCTGAAGAACAACTTAGATGCTGACGACTATGATATGGTTCGTGATCTTGTAACTGATGCTAAATCTATTGAGCTGGTAGAGTATTTGGTTCGTGCTACTGCACCGACTAAGCTGCCTATTGATGGTGGACAGCATCCGACAGGCATGACCTGGGGTGATATTGAAACCCAGATGTTTATGAAAAACGAAAATGGACAGCTCCTCCGTAGCATTGATGCTAACCATGAAGCCAAAATCCAGAAGATGATGCAAGAATTTGGTGGCGACAAGGCTCATACCCGTACCTTTGGCGGTTGAGTTTATGGGGTGAAAGGTGTATAATCGGCACACTGGACACCCCTTTCTATTAAGGCCCAGTAAATTTAGGTTGAATGCTGACCAAGTTTACTCGGGTACTCAGCTAAAACCTTGAAAAACTTTTTATTATTTATTACTCTTTTTCGAGGAAATCATTATGAGTAAAGTATTATCATCCGTAGCGGTAACGGAGTTTGACAGTCTTGTTAAACACGCATACCAAAACGCTGGCCTTTTGAAAGGCGCTGTAACTGTACGAAACAACGTAGTAGGTGACACCTACAAATTCCGTAACATGGGTAAGGGTCTAGCTAACCAGAAGTCTACTTCTGATCTAGTAACTCCTATGGACATCTCTCACGGCTTCGCAACTGCAACTCTGCAAAACTGGAATGCTCCAGAATACACAGATATGTTTGATGCTCAGACTGTAAACTTTGACGAAAAGCAGGAACTTGCAAGCACTATCGCACAGTCTCTTGGTCGTCGCTGTGATCAGCTTGTCATTGATGCAATGGACGCAGAAACTACTTATGCTGACACTGTTGGTAAAGACACTGGCGGAACTGCTTCTAACCTGAACATTGAAAAGATTGTTGCTGCTCAAGTTGCGCTTCGCTCTAAAGGTGTTCCTAACTCTAACCTGTATGCTGCTATTGAAGCAAAAGGTTTGGGTGGTATGCTTAACGAAGAGAAGATCAGCTCTGTTGATTACAACAATGTTAAAGCTCTGGTCAACGGTGACGTTGATACTTTCGGTGGCTTCAAGTTTGTAATTATCGAAGATCGTGCTGAAGGTGGCCTGACTGAAGCAGCTAACGTAGTTGATTCATACTTCTTCTCTCAAGACGCTATTGGTCTTGCAATTGGTATTGACATTAAGACTGACGTTGATTGGATTGCTGATCGTACTTCTTGGTTGTGTAACGGTATGTTGAAGGCTGGCGCTGTATCACGCGATGGTCTTGGTATCGTTAAAGTTCAATACCTCAAAACTGCATAAGGAATATTATCATGGCTTTTTCAAGAGACGGCTTATGCCGAATTGGTGGTTCTGGTGTTGGTGGAGCTACTTGGCAGTATTCTACTGCTGATGCTACTTCTGCTGTTGTAGCAGACACTAACTACTTTGCTTCTGCTAAGGACGAGCTAGATGCTGGTGACGTACTTATCGTTGTCGGCACTACTGGTGGAACTCCTACTGGACGTATTTCATACGTTGAGTCAAATGACGGTACTACTGTTGTTTGTGGCGCTGGCGTAGTAATCACTGCGTAAGTAGTAAACTGAATGGGGGTTTCGGCCCCCTTTCTTTCAAGACTAAAGGTTCCCTATGGCAAACAGTAAGCTATCGTTAATTAACAATGCACTTATTCTGATTGGCGATGTGCCACTGACATCCTTGACTAGCGGTACTCGCGCTCAGGTTGTAGCCACAAGCCTGTATGACAATATCATTGAGAACGAACTTAGCAAGCATCGCTGGGGTTTTGCCCGTAGCATTGCAGAGCTTAGTAAAGATGCAGCTGCTCCAGTAGGTAATGAGTGGCAAACTTCATATACACTTCCTGCTGATACGCTGACATTAATTAAAATTGATCCAAGCGTTCCATACCAAATTATAAACAGTAATGTTTACTGCAATTACAGCGGTACACTTTTCTGTGATTATATCCGTAAGCCTGAAGAGTCTGCATGGCCCGCATATTTTGCCAAGATGATTGAGTATGCCTTGGCTATGGACTTTGCTCCATCTATTCGTGACAGTGCTTCTTCTATGCAACTACTAGCTAACCAATATCTAAACGCTAGTCGCATGGCTCGTTACACTGATTCACAGCAACATCCCCAAATAGCAATTCAGGATCGCCCATTTATTAACGTGAGGTACTAATGCCTAAGTCACAATTTCAACAAACCAGCTTTGCTAGTGGTGAGTTGTCACCATTACTTAAAGGCCGTACCGATCTTGAGCAATACTACAAAGGCGCTGAGACCGCTGAGAATGTAGTTATTGTCCCTCAAGGTGGCGTTAAACGTAGACCTGGAACACAGTTTGTGGAAAGCATTGTTCGAGCATTGACTCGCCAATCCGCTATTAATCCTACTATGCCAGCAGCACCTTCTGGGGATGAGGTTACAGAAGGCGCTAAGATGAATGATGGCAATGATGCTACCTATGGTCAAACAGATGTAAGTGTTGGCATTGGTACTGTTGTAGCTAAGTATGACCTTGGAGCTACGGCATCTACTTGGTCACAGACCTTTATAGACATTAGGAATATTATTGCAGTTTATACAGGGTCGGCAGAGTCTGGTTCAAATGATTATACGTTTGGCGCAATACTTGAACATTCTGAAGATGATACAACTTACACTCAGCTTGCAACTTTTAACATAAACAATACCAATGCTCAGAACTTTAGATTTAGACTTGATACTCCTGGAAGCGTACTAACAAAAAGATATTGGCGATTAAAAGTTTCTATTGCGTCAGGCGTTCCATATCAAGACTTTGTTGTTCGTATAGGCGAATACGGTTTTAAAAAAGAAGACGCAGGCATTACCGAAGGGAAAGCATTTGATTGGGAATATGGCCCTGATCAAAACTACTTGGCAATATTAACTGCTGGTAATTTGCGGTTTTATAGAACTCCACACGCTGGGAGTGCAAACACAGTATATGTTGCTGATGTTGTTGTTCCGTATGCTACAAGCAAAATTAGTCAAGTTAAGGATGCCCAGACTGAAGGTGTGATGTTAATGTTCCAAGAGGACTATCCGCCCATTCGGATTATCTTTGATGGACTAGACAATATAAACTCCTTTGTTGTGGATAACATTCCATTTGTTAATTTGCCACAGTTTGATTACAACGATAGCGATAGCCCTCCCCCTGTAAGAGCGCAACAGATTGCAACTTTTACTGGATTTGCAGACAGCCAAAGATATGCTTTAAGCGTTAATGGCGTTACAAGCAAAGATATTGTTTACGCAGGTGATAGCGATGCTAATGAACAAGCAGCTACTGCATTTAATATGCAAAAGAATTTGCAAGAAATGCCTGTGTTTGGATTTGATGGCGTTTCAGTAGAAAGAACTGACGTTAAAACATTCACCATTACAATGCGTGACTCGTCTGCTAATGACTACAACTTGTTTAGCGGATACCCTACGTCTGGTGGAGCTAGTGACAAGATTGGTTTTGCAATCGTTAGCCCCCAAGGTTCACCAAGAACCGAAGATGTTTGGTCTGCAACTAGAGGTTATCCTAGACAGGGCGTATTCCATGAAGGTCGCTTGTGGATTGGTGGTACAAAGTCTAAAAGGCAAAGCATATTTGCAAGTAGGGCTGGCAACTTCTTTGATTTCTTTTCTGAAGAAGGCGACGATGATGAAGGCATATTTGTAACTATTGACTCCCGAAACCTAACTGACATTATTGATATTAACCCAGATAGAGGCTTGCAGGTTTTTTGTGCTGGAGCTGAGTTCTTGGTTAAAGGTCAAACCCCATCAAACATTGAGGTTGCCTCACAAACACAGCATGGGTCATCTAACCTTGAGGCCCAGTCTGTTGATGGCGCTACATTGTTTGTAGATAAGAATGGCAAGACCTTACGCCAATTCGTATTTAACTTTAACGAGGATGCTTACACTTCTGCTGACATATCTGT